TCCGTCAATAGTATTATTATCATCAAAGACTTCATTGTAACCAGATTTCTCAAGAATCTTGTTTTTAATCTCTAACTGACGTTTCTCCCTTTGTATCCTGCGGAGAAATGCATAATGTATAATTTGCGTAAAGTAAGCAAAAGGATTCTGGGATTTCTCAGGATTAAAATTATGTATGTATTGAACGCAATTTTCGATTCCATCAGAGATCATGTCCTCCTTAAACATGTAATTAACAAAGTTGGGCTTAAAAGACAAATGGTTGGCAATCTTTAAGAAACATTCACCTATGTACCTTGGTATAACTGGTTTGGGTTTATCTTGCAGTCGTGCTATTTCTACATTCTCACGATATGTAATAAGTGCAGCAAGAAACTCTTTGTTATTTACATAGTGCTCAGATCTCTTACGTTTCGCCATAGGTCGTATCGCCATAAGTCTTTATCACTACTATGTAGATAGTATAACATTTATCTTAAGACTTGACAAGTTCTAATTATACCAATAGAATAACTCTGTCAGGGTTGAAGGGAACGCTTTAGCTTTTATTAGTATTACTATTTTTATAAATCTTTTCTAGTATCTCTTTAGCATCATTTACGTTAGATATATAACCCATTCTTCTATTGATTTTAGAAGACCCTCTTCCATTTCCAATATCATGTACAAATTGTTGATGTAATACCATCATTTCCATATCATTACATTCAGACATTGTTATAACATTTTTCATATCAACAATAAACATATCTTCTCTACTTGTCTTTAACCAAGGTTCTACCTTATATCCCATAATTCCACCTTTTGTTTTTACTTCAGATATACAAATAGGATTAGATAATATCAATATAGTTCTATCCTCTTCTTCAGAAGCTGCTACTCGTGCGAAAATTTCTTCACCCGATTTAAGTTTTAATGATGCATAAAAGTCGTCTTCCATATTATTTTTTTAGTTGTATAGTGATTATTTCATAGTTAAAATTTTCTTCATTGTAGATTTTAATTCTTTCTATAAAATGATTTAATGTGTAATTCCTTTTTGTATTTGTAACACAATCATCTGCTACATCATACAATGTTGCTTTTACTTTGTCTTTGCCTTTTCTGAGAACCCTACCAATGGATTGGAGATTTCTAACTCTGGATTTTGAGGGACTGGCGAAGATGATGTTGTGCAACCGCTTAATGTTAATCCCAGTACTAAAAGTACCATAACTCGCAATGATGATCGCATTCGATTGTTCCTCTGTAATTTCTCTAACTAATTCTCTTTCACTAGTTTCTACACCACCATGAACAAAGAATACTTTACGTTTACCTTTCACATTATTATTTATCAATTCATAAAGAACCTGACCATGTGCTTCAACTCGTGAAAACAGTACAAGAGTGTTACCTTTTAGATCTATAGCAAGATTTTTTATAAAATTATTTCTTTGTTCATGAGATATTAAATATTCTATTTCATCATTATAGGTATCAAATTTCTGAGGAGGATGTTTTAGAACAAGGCATTGTATATCTAACTGGGAAAGATGCCCCTGTTTCATCAATTCATCTGTTCTAGTTACTTTGTATGCTGGACCAAATAAACCTTCTAATACCCATTTATGAGTCTGTGTGCCATCTAATGTTCCAGTGAATCCAAATCTATACTTAGCATGATGTAATTTTGTCATTATAGATATAAGTGACTTCGACTTAAATAGGTGTGCCTCATCTCCTATAACTACATTATAATCTTCAAAGAATGATCTATCTAACTTATAAACAGATTGCCACGTAGTAATTGTAACGGGCAATTCATTTGATTTTTCTCTTCCTGCATATATTCGGTGGCAGTATGACTCAGCATCCCAACCATAATCAAAAAAGTCCTTATACATCTGCTCTACGAGTGATGTCGTGGGAACAACTAAAAGAATTTTTTGCCCTTTCTCAACGTAATATCTTACAAGAGAATATATCATCAAAGATTTGCCTGAAGCAGTGGGTGATATCAATAGCTTTCTATTATGTCTTAAGGCATCGTATACTCCCTCAATTTGGTACTTCCTGGGTTGATGATTGCAAATAGAACTCATATAATCTTTCACACCACTATATGATATTCCTTCATTAACTTCAAAAGGAGTCCCGTAATATTGATTATCTTCAAATTTATATGTGTAATCGTGTCTCTTACAGAATGCAATAATTTTATCTAGCAGTCCTACATATATTTTCTTTGTTCTCATATCGAATAGGTGGATCTCTCCATTCCAATTCCTATTCCGATATTGTGGCATAAACTTTGCACCCTCTACCTCAAAGGTAAAGTGGTCTCTCAACTCATACTCAATATGAGGTTCTGAATCAATTTTTAAAAATACTTCGTTAGACTTAGATATAACGATATTAGCAGACGTATCAATCACCTAGCACATGCGTCTAGGGGTATTTATGAACTTATGTCAAGCCTGCAATAAATCCCATAATCCATCATAATCTAATTTTGTATATAAGTAATTGTCTATATGATGCTGTATATTAGAATTTTTTAAATGGAATTGACCCTCTCCCCTATTACCTCTGTGCTGTTTATCTGAGTATTGTATATTAGGATCTTTACTAATGGTCTCACTTGGTATCTCAAAGACATAAATCATATCTTTAAAAAACACTCCATACCAAAGTATATCAAAGCAACCAGTTTTTACTTGCTGTATATTACAATCCCATCTCTGTTCTAATTTATTTTTATCCTCTATCAATCTTACCGAATTGTCCTGCATCAATACTTCACAGATGTTTTCTTCCGTAATTGGGTTTGCTTTAGTGAATGCTCTTGATACTTTGACTTCACCTTTCTGATCACCTAGTTTTTTATCATAAGATAGGTCATCAGACTTCTCTAGACCTTTGATGATTTTAGTCATCAAGATCTCACCAACATCACCAAATTTTCTTGTGTTTAAATTGCAAATGGAAGATACTAAATTGTTCATCCTAGTCCAGAGTTGAAACGCATAAACTCGATTGCGTTCTTAATCTGATACGTTCTGTTTTGTATCACCTTAAGAATGCTTTCTAAGTATACTAACATTGTATCATAATAATCGATCTTCAACGAACTAGTGGACAGTTTCTCATCTGCATCCAAATATTTGGTCATTGTATCCTTATCCCTTATCTTTTTGGGAAAAGGATTTTCTATGTAAACATCAGGATCTGCCTTACCTGAAAAGTACTCATACCTTTCATGTCGAATGTTTTTTCTTTGTTGCTCTGCTCTCTTTCTCAGTAGAAAGATGGTATTATATATTTCAAAATACTTTGCATGAAGAGATGGGACATTCAATGATTCTTCGTGTAGATTATCTCTGTCGATCTTTGCATCCTTTTCCCACATCTCTTGAAGTGTTTCAAGAGTTAGACTCATAAAGCTTTTCCTTCTAAATCAGTTAGTTTGTATATAGTATACTTGAAAGATACGTCTGCTGTAAAGTACTCGATGTCCGTATCAGTTGCATCGAATGACATTGTTGATAAACTATATGGAAATAGGTCATCAAATACCACTTGAAATTTAGGTACTAGATTACTACTTAAAATTTGAAGTGTTCCATCAGAATATATTTGATCTCCTCTTGTTTTAAATTTTTGTGTACCAAACAAATAATCTTGCTGTTCTAATTCATCAAACTCTTTAAGTGATTCTGGGTATCCAAGTCCACGAATCCAGTTTTGAATCTCCATATAGTTGCCTAAATCTTCATCAACCAGAAACCTTAAATTAAGATCACCAAAATCTATCTTATCACCAGGAACTGGAATATCCCTAAAGTAGTTTGGTTGTTCTGCTATTCCTAAAGTTATATCAGGTATGTTTGCCTGATTACAAAAGAACGCAGTCTTAGGACTTCTTTTAAGTGCAAATTTAAAACCAACTGGAGATAAGAAATTCCTATTAGTGATAGGAGTTCCTGGTCTTGGTGCTGGTGTGTTTCTAATTGCCATTAGTTATCTCTAGATATTTGTTCTTCAAGTTTTGCCTTTGCTGCTTTTATCCCTGCAAGTCTGACTTCTAAGGAATCTTCAAATCTTTGCAGAACTTTCAATTTAAATTCTTTACGACTCATGATACATTTTTAGACTACTTATATTTAGACAAAAAAAAGACCCTTCCGAAGAAGAGTCTTTGTAAGATATATAAGCGTCTCGCTTACATTAGGTTCTTAACAGTAACACGTCTGTAGTACTTGTTGTTGTTAACTCCAACAGTACCAAG